TTCTTGGCAGCGTCAGCCAATTCAGCCAACGCTGTGGTGTAATCCTCCAACGCCGAAGTCTGAGCCTTGATAGAAGCAGTCAACTCATCATTCGCCAAAGTCTGCTGACGTTGAGCCATCTCCACGGCCTTCTGCAACGGCAACAACTCCTCATCACCCTCACGCAACCCATCGGTCGCAATACGCAGATTCCGTCGAGCCTCAGCCAACCCGTTCGCAGTTTCAATCTGACGATCCTCAGAATCGGCAACATTGAACTTTGCCTCAGCCAAGTCAATTTCGGCACGACGAATCTCATCCGCCGTAGCCTCTGGGTCTTTGCGAATATCAGCCAGTTTCCGTTCAGCGTCACGAACCGCAATGATGGCCTCCTCATGACTGAACTTTGACCGGGCAATACCACGCTCAGCAGCAGCCACCGCACGTTGAGCCGCAGCAATGTCCTGAGCAGTACCACCCTGCTGAGCCTTCGTCAACGCATCCTGCGCCTGCTTCAACGCATCGTTCGCATCAGCCACCGACAACTGGGCGCTACCAACTCGTTTCTGAGCTGCACCGAACGCATCCGACGCACCCTGCGCACGCTTCAATACCGAGGTGTACTCGGCAATCTTCTCTTTAGCCGTCATCACCGTCTTGGAAGCACCACCAGTCTTTTCATCAAACTGACCCGTCTTGAACGTGGTGACACCATACGAACGAGCCAACGCCTCCAAACGATTACTCTGCGTAGCCAGAACATTGACCGTCCTTGACAGACTGGAGTTGAGGAGTAGCACCTTGCCGGTGAGATAGACGTAGGAGTTGCCTGCTGCCCGAACTATGCCATCCGCACCAGCCGTTGCCGACTGCAACTGTTTCGTCGCCTTCTCAGCCTTGAACAACGCATTGGCTGCCAGCACCGTCACCGACACCAACGCACTCATCGCCAACACGAATCCACCGATTCCACTGGCCGAGATAGTTGTACCGAGGACTCGAGTTGCGACCGCAGCCAAACCAGCCGCCACCGCATAACCCTTCATCGCAAGACCCAGAACCGTCATCGTCCCGGTGAAAGTAAGAACCGTTATCACGACCGCCGAGAAGATGGTGGCGTTATCCTCAATGAGTTGAGCCAACTTGGTCAACGGACCAACCGCCGCAGAGATTGCCGGAATCAACCCGGCACCAATCGCCTCCCTCGCTTCAGAAACACTGTTCTGAAGAATCTTCATACGACCAGCGGTCGTTTCTGCAGCAGCCGCAGCCGCACCAGAGAAGGTGCTATTCAGTTCAGCAAAGACCTGATCAAGTGACTGTCCTTCTTTGACGTTGTCACGCAACGCCGGAACCAACGCCACCAACGACTTGAAATTATCCACATTCGCACGGGCCAACGCATTTGATACTTCAACCAGTGGCGCCCCGGTCGCAGCAGCAATGTTTTGGGCCAGAATAACTTGATTCTCAGCCTCCGCAAGATTCCCAGTCGCACGAACCAAAGACTCAATCGACGGACGAAGTTCACTATCCGTGAACCCCGTCAACCGTGACTGAGCCTTGATGAAGTTCTCCGTCTCAGCAACAGCCTCACTCGTCGCACCAACGACGTTCTCCAACGTCTTGGCCAACTTCGCCTGCTCAGCCTCATCCTCAATCGCAGCCTTCGCTGCTCCGGAAGCAAACGCAGCAAGACCAGCAAAGGCTGCTGCCGAAGCCAGGGCAATCTTTTGGAAGTTTGGTAGAAGTTCGTTGACCTTTTTGTTGGCTGCACCGAATGCATCGGTGGCGGCCTTGCCTGTCTCACCGAACGCCTTGAGCAGGTCTTTCGGGTCAGCAATCAGCTTGACAAGAAATGTGCGCTCAACGGCCATGAGCGCCAATTCTACTCAGTCCAAAGACAACGACTTTCTGAGATCAGCAAACTCACTACGCAACGCCACCGCAACCTGCTGTTGAGTCATCCCAGCAAACCGACTCAAATCCTGCGGCTCATTCCACCACGCCTCATCCTGCCAGTAGTACTTCGCTTGATTGTGCGACTTCACGGTTCGAGGCATACGAGCCACATGCAAACGAGGGGGAACAAACAGTTCACCCAACCCAGCATCCAAGAACTCGCCATGCCCATACTTCCGAGACGACCAATCAAACCGTCCCACAGGATGCTGAGGCAGATAGAAGATGCGTGCAGGGTCCTTCGTGGCTGGGTCACCGACGACGTTGATGCGTTCATGCAACCGAGTCCATACCTCTGCCCAACGATGTGCAGGCACCGGGTCTTTGAGCGGAAGCACCAAGTGCCAATGCTCATCGTTCGGGCGATGCGACCAAGTCGTGTACGCAAACCATTCCAACCCATCCAGCCGTGCATAGTCGAACGACTCACCGTCCATGTCCACCACGAGACAGGTCACAGCCTCAACGTTGCGATTGCTTCGTGTGGTGCCTGATGCGTAGATGACTGGCGACCACAACGCACGCTGATCCTTGCGTTGAGTTTCCTTACGGATGCACAGACGAGACCACAACTGCACCCACGAACCAGCGAATGGCTTGGGGACGACAGACTTGACGTAGTCGAACCTGACGGCACGGACGTTGTCCAACTGAACTTCTGGGAACATGGCGGGCTCCTTACAAGTCAGCGTAGCGTCAGGTCGCACCCTGCGCAAGCTCTTTGAGAACCCGATCAATGGCATCGCTGTATTCCTTAGCAATGAAGCCATTACTGTCCCGAACTGCCTGCCAGAAGAAATAGCCTTGACGGCCACGGTGACGCAAGAACTGTTGCGTCGTAGGACGACGACGACCACCGAACTCGGCACCAAAGAACACATCGCCCATCGTCACCTTCGTCTTGCGTTTGCGGTTGGGACGGGACGCTGAAACGAAGCCACGCTTGGAATCCAACTTGATAGTCGGGATGCGATCACGTCGAGCACGCAACCCATTCACCACAGCCTGAGCCTGAGACATCCCAGAGGAACCAGGCCGATTCGCACCATGCTTCGGCTGCCCTTGAGCGTTCACCTTCGCCTTGTCCACCACATGCTGGGCAACCTCTTGGGCTGCGATTCGCATCATCCTGTTGAAATCTTTGTCAGCCTGACCGGCGACTCGCAGAAACTCAAACAGGCCGTCAGCAGCGAACTGCACTTCACCGGCACGACCTATCGGTTTGGAAACAGCCATCTCAACGATTGTAGGGCGTGTTCGGATTCTGCTTGACTGCTTTCCAACGCAGATACGCAAACATCGTGTATAACATGCGTGGTGATTCAGTCAGCAACACTGACGGGGCTATGCCCGTTTCGACTGCCAGGTAGGCAATCAACCAGTGGGCTGACTGCTCTCCAAAGGGACAATCTTGTTGTCCTCCGCATCTCCCAGGCTGACCATGTCAACTCCTTCACGCCACACCTCGAAGGATAGGTTGTGCAGCTTGTTGCGTTTCTCGCAATGCCATGCCAACCATCCGAGGTCTCGTATCTTCATCTCTGCTTCAATCTTGGCCATTGAGCAGTTGTGTACTTCCTCAAATGCGCAGAAATCTGCGTATTGAACAACAGCCAATCGTTGTTTGCCGTCGTTTGAGTGAACGATGAGACCGAGTTTCATTTTCTACCTCCGCAGGGTGAAGTGGTTATGTTTAGGCGCCGACGCTCTTGGTGATTGCACCAGAGATTGGGAAGGTGACATCGGCAGTGGCAAGTTCGCCGACTGCGCCGTTCACTGGAGTCCACTCGGTGACGAGCACCGAGAAGCTATAGGACGGGTTGGCAGATGAAGCTGCTGCGGTGCCGTTTGGCTTGATGACGCAGTTGACTGCGGTTGAGCCGACCAACGGGAAGAAGATTCCGTCGATGGCGTTGTAGTCGTTGTGGATGCTGAACGTCACCGAGTTGTCAATGAGACCCGATACTCGAGTGACTGCTGACGATCCGAAGGCGGTGGTTGCAACTTCTGCGGCAGTGGTCGACAGCGACACGCTCGCCACGTTTGCCGAGATGTCGGTTCCGTTGAACACGATGTTCGCATCTTTGAGGACCAATTTTGCCATGACTGTTATTCTCCTGCCTTATCGGCCTTGGGGGATTTCTTGGAAACTTCTACCACTGGCGAAAGGATGCCAGCCGCAATCAACAACTCTACATTGTCAATGCCGCTTCCGTCCACATGTCCACCCGGCTGAACGCCAGTGACAGGGAACGGTCCGCAAACCAGATACTTTGCCATTGTCTAAGCGTACACCGTGACCTTGAAATCCATCGTCAGATACAACGTGTCATTGGCGTCAATGTTCGTGAAGTTCCCAGCCGAACTGACAATCAAGTCATCACACACACCACCTAGGGTGCGGTCTGCTTCGATGGTTGCACGCAACGACTGCGCACCACTCCACGCCGTGTACTGATCCAACGCATCCTGAGCTGTGCGCTCCGACGCACGATTCACCACGATGGTGACGGTGAAGTCCATGACCACACCACCACTCGCCATACCTGTCTGATGGAATCGAATCTCATCCAGCGTCGGCCACGCAAACGGAGGGTTCACCTGATCTGGCTGATAGTCAAAAGCACGCAACCCCGGCACCGACTGGATAGCGGTTTTGAGTCCGTCTTTGACTTGGCTTGGTGTTGCTGGCATTAGGCAAACATCCGCATACGTCGGTAAGGCTCAACCAACTGAGCCATGTCAGGGTCAAGGAACCGAGATACACGAATCGCACCCAAGTCACCGAACCCAGCCACACCGAGCGGGGAGTCGTAACGCTTGAAGATACGGGAAGCCTGAATGATGCAAGCTTGGGTGATTGGCTCCGGTATCGTCGCCCAACCCCATCTGGCAGTCACCTGCACCAACGCCTGCTCACCATAGTTCGCATTCACCGTCGGGAATAGATATGCGCCAACGGCACGAATCTTGTCATAGGACCAAGTGAGACCGTCGAGGATGCCGTTCAACGGCTCCAACTGATAGTCACTTGTCGACCATGTCGTATCAAAGTTGCCGTCAGCAAACGACGAAGTCTTCAACACGAAACCTGTGGTCGTATAGAAATCGTCCACATCACACACATACTCAGTGTTCGCCTGAAACACACGAGCAGTGGCGGTAGTAGCAGCCCAGAACTGGCGGTTGCAATAACCGTCAATCATTCGAGACGCAGCACCCGCACAGTTGTCAATCAACGAATCATCAACCGTGTCGGCTGTGCCGATACGAAGAGCCGCCTTGACCTGGGCTCGTGTCGCATACAAGTTCTCATTGGCCATACTCATCCAATCCTACTTGCCAACAAGCCACTGATTCCCAACAACCTCAACCTGAGCACCAACCGACCCAGCAAACTTGTAGACATCATTCCTCACAGCAGGCCAATCCAAATCATCACCCATCAACAACCCGCCCTTCACCAAAAAATCCCACGCCGTTGACAACTCCAAAAACGTCTCATCCTCCTCATGAGCCGAATCCACATACACCACATCAGGCCGATAGTTCGACACCCGCTCCAACACATTCATCCCCACAATCCCCGTCGCAGGCAACGGAGTAATCACACCCTCAAACCCGGCATCCTTCACATTCGCCAAGAACCGTTGCCGAATCGTCGGAGCACCATTCACCAACCCAAGAAACCGCCACTTCCCTTGACGCACCAAATCCTGCTCCCACGCCCACATATTCACATCACCCGTGAACGGATCAACACACACAATGTCCAACTCACACCCAAGACGCTCAGCCACACGAGCCACCAACAACGCCGACCCACCCAACATCGACCCCACCTCAACCCAATACTGAGGCTGCCGCTCACCAATCA